CTTCATACCAATATGATCTGGTACTCTTGGTCTTGGTTTGTTATTCTTATCAGCTTCTGTTACTTTCTCTTTGAATGCAACCATCTCTGCTAAGAATTGTTTATTGTCTACATATGGTTTTGATTTTTTCTTTTGTGCCATGTCAGTGATATACCTTTGAAATAGTGTTTGCAAAATACTCCATCATGTGAGCTTTGTATTCCTGCTCTACTGCTTCTTCATAATCTTCTTCTGGATCTTCTTTTGCTTTTTTGTCTAAGTATTCATCAATGTCTTTGTTTATATCAGCAACAAATGTTACATGCTGCTTGTTCATCATTATAATCTCTTGATCAACAAAAGTCAACCAATTAGTAATTCCTGTATGTACTCCATCATATGATTCTCTTTGATATATTTTAAACATATCTTGGATTTCATATTCAGTGTTTGACTCTTTCATTACTCTAGCCAAGACTTGTTCACCATTAGATAATCGTAGGAGTTTGAATGGCTTTCTCTGCATGAATTTTAACCTTGTAGATTTTGTAGTCGAAACCTTCTTCATTATATAACTTTACTCTTTCTGCAAAATGTTTCAACGTAAAGTTGACTCTTGATCTATGTGTTAGGTCGTCTGCTAGATCGATCAGTGTAGCAGAATCTTTTGTTTCGCCTTTCCTAAGTCCACGACCAATTGATTGTAATGTTCTGACACGCGACTTAGAAGGAGAAGTAAACACAATATTATGCAAGTTGCGGATGTTAATACCGGTTGAAAATGTACCAAAACTAGCAACGATAATGCCATCATCTGTCTGTTCAGTAATGGCTCTGATATCTTCTCTAACAGATGCATCTGTTTCCCCACTAACGTAATGCACAGGCCTATCACCTGCTTTATCTTTTATCATATTATACAACACTTTGCCGTGCTTGTCAACAAATTGAAATAGTATAAGACTGTTTCCTTTCAAAGATAGTGATAGGTTAGTAATGAATCTATTTCTCTGATCATTACGTACTATCCAATCTACTTCATCTTGGTACTTGTAATCTTTTGTTGTCTTACAAACCGTTTCATCATACTTAAGAACTATGCACTTGATCTTGAACTCAGCTAGATGTTTTTGTTCAATTAATGTTTTTGTCTTAACAATCTGCTTAACAGGTCCAAACAATCCTTCTAAGACTAACTTATGTGTCTGTGCATCATCTAGTGTACCTGTGAGACCAAATCTATACTTACAGCTCTCCAGTTTTGTCATAATAGATGTGAGAGACTTTGCTTTGAATAGATGTGCCTCATCACCTACTACAACATCAAATTGTTTGAACCAATTCTTTGGCATCTTGTATATTGATTGCCATGTGGATACTGTAATCTGTTTATCTGTTATCTTATCAACACCAGCTGTAATCATATGACAATCATCTTGATATCCATATGACTTAAAGTCTCCAGACATCTGATGGACCAAAGATATAGTTGGTACAATCACTAATGTTCTTGCTTGGTAGTATTGAGAAAGAAGATAGATGATAAGTGACTTACCAGAAGCTGTTGGTGATACTAGAACTCCTCTTCTGTTTCGTACTGCATATGTGAATGCCTCTATCTGATACTCTCTTGGCTCAAATGGTAATCCAAGAGTGTCTGCAAAGTCTTCTGCTTCAGATCTACTAAAGTTCTCGGCTGGTTCAATAGTATCATCTACATTGAATCCATATTCTCTTTGCTTACAAAACTTTGCCACATGAGGTAGCAAACCATAGTATAATGTTTGGTTCTGATTAAATAGACGGATCTTTCCATCCCAGTACTTGTTACGTACTGCTGGCATAAACTTGGCACCTGGTACTTCAAATGTAAAGTAATCTACTAACTCTCTTGCAATAGATCTATCACACTTTACATCGATATACACATCGTTCTTTTTAGATACAAGTACACTATCAGGTTCCAAAGTTTGTCAGCCTTCTCCAGTCTATGGCATTCTTAATTTGAAATCCTCTGTTGTTGATACTTTTGAGGATCTCTTCACAAACACCGACAATCTCTTCTTGCATAGCAATCTTTGAATTCATCTTGACCATATCTTCATCTGAATCAACATACATTGGCATGTCTTGTTTCAGTACAGTCTTTGGCCAAGGTTCTCTCTTAATCGCAGCAAGATCTTCTGGATTATTTAGATCACCTTTATAGTAATCATAGAGAGTCTGGCTGAGTTGTTTTTGCTTGATACGTAAGGCACGTAACTTCACTCTGTTCTCAGCCAGCATCTTCAAATATTTTGCGTGAAGATTAGGAATCCTCAGAGCTTCTGTATCAAGTTCTGTATCATCCAGTTTACAATCTTCACGCCATGACGAAATAATATCTTCAATCATTCTGAGAAATGCTTCTCCAACATCTCGATTCTATCTTCAGCAGCAGCCATCTTATCAAGTTCTTCTTGGATAGCTTCTACGATATCAGAATGCTCACCGATACCTACACTCTGTTCCATATAGACCAGAATGTTAGTCTTTGCTCTTTCGAGCTCACCTTCTGCATGCATACGTGCAGCTTTTACTAATTGTTTGCTCATAGGACTAGCCATACAAACCTCCTTTGGTTACAGATAGTTATATTATATGGGATTTAGTATTTTAGATCAACTCTATATTATATAAAGAGTACTGGAATGTCGCAGTAGCCTCAAGATATTGAACATCAGAGTCAGTAGTGTTGAACTGCAGAGTAGATAATGATGTAGGATACATATCTTGAAAAGATACTCTGATGTTTGGATTCTGTGAGCTAGTCATAACAACTAGAGATCCATCTGAATATACATTTTGCATCTTACCAAATTGTAGTGCATCATTAGGTCTATTAACCAGTGCTGCAAACTGTGACGTTGATTCTGGAAAACCTAATCCAGCTAACCAATCGTAAAGTTCTTTATAGTTCCTTGCATCCTCATCAACTCTAAAAGTAATGTCAAGTGGTTGAAATCTTAACTTGTCACCGGGTATTGGAATGATGGCAGTTGGTGTTCCTTCTTCCAATGCTTGGCCAAGATTGATAGAAGGAATAGTAGCACCTTGCACAAAGTAATTGGTGTTAGGTGTCCTGTCAAGCAGGAACCTAAAACCAAGTGGTGACAGATAATTTAAGTTAGTCGGTTGATTTTCTAATGCGCTCATGCATCTATTTATCGTAATCGAAGACTAAAGTTGACTCATGAGCTGCTTGAATCGAACCATCTGGATATTGTACTTTGTAGTTACCCATACCAAGATAGATAAGAACCTCTACAATCTCATCTGTAAAGTGACACTGAGCAGTCATTAGTTATACTCCTCAATTGTAAATGTATCAACATCACGATCACGAACAATCCAGTTAAGACAATTGTCCAAACCTTCTTTAGTGTTACGAGTTGTTTCAGCAATTGGCTTACCATTCTTATCAAAAGTTGTAATAACGAATTTCATTTCTTTCTCCTGTTTCTCACTTTATACTTTATATTACTACAACTTTTGATTAAAGGCAACAGGAAAAATAACTTTTTTTATAAAAAAAGGGCGGTCCGAAGACCGCCCAGTTTTGCGCAGTTTTTATTATTCTTACATAAGGTTTGAAATACCTGTAAGTCTGTAGTAGATGTTCTTGTTTGTTGAGTTAACAACACCATCTGCTGCACTCGTTGCGAATGGATTAGCAACCATACCGTAACGAGTCTTAAAGCCGATCTTAGGCTGGAAGGTGTTCTCACCAACCGCACGTACCATCTGTAGTGGCACATATGGGCAGTAAAAGAGACCTGCATCAAATGCGGATGAACCTTTGTAGCCCAGAGTAAAGTATCTCTTACCTGAAGCTGAGCTAAAGTAAGGATCAATGTAAACTCTGATACGACCGTTAAGGACACCAGCAAATGTGTTGCCTGTATCGTCGACGTTAAGATTTGCAGACAGTGCAGGAGTGTAATCCAGAACACCAGCCATTTGCAGGGCAGAAGCAACATCTGAATCACAGATCATCATGTTACCTTTACCTCTACGAGTAGCTTTTGCAATCTCGTTAGCTTCACGCTCAATCTGGAAGATCATGCCTTTGAAGCGCTCAACTGACCAACGGCCGTTTGAGTCAACATCAAGGTCAAAAGTACCAGCAGATGAGACGTTAGTTTGTGAACCAGCAGTAGCTGATACGTTAATTGAACGTACAACTTCTCTGTTGATTTCTGACAGAATTTCAGCTGACAAGATGTTAGCCAATTCTGTTTCTGCATCCAAGCCATGGATAGCTTTAAGGTCTTGAGCCAGTTCCATGGTGTATTCTGCTTTCAGTGCACGTGACAATGCTGTGACTGAAACCTTCTCGATTGAGAAAGCCATTTCTGGGAATTCGTTACCTGTTGAATCACCCAAAGATTCAGCCAAGCTGGTTGACATGCCTGTACCACGAGCATACTGAGCATTTGTTGGATCGTTCTCTGTGTGCATTGAGAACTGACCGTTAGATGCAGTATGGAATGTGTTACCTGCAGGTGCAGCTGAGAAGGAAGTGTTAGCTTCGTTGAACAGTGCTTCATCACCGCCCTGTGAGCTAAAGTTTGATCTCATTGCAAAGATCAACCCTGTTGGACCAGTCATTGGCTGGACGCCACAGATGTCGTATGCAATCAGATTTGGCATTGAACGACGAACCAGTGAGATAAGCACTGGATCAAAGATATCTACGGCACCATCGGAAGCTGTAGAAGATGAAGCACCCATTGCGTTAGTTGGGGCTGCTTCTCCCAAGAGCGATGGCATTTGATATCCACCAGAACCCATAGCAGCTTCACGTGAAGCCTTCTCTTGGTTCTCTAGAAGTGTTGCAACAGTGGAACGCTTATGAGTGTCCTTAATTTCTGCAAGGTCTGCATGATCAAGGACTGGCTGCCACTTTTGCACAAGATCTTCAGCGATATATGACATTTTATTCTCCTTTATTAGAATCAGTCAGTCTTTTGATTATTTATGTTAATTTGCTTTTCTAGAACCAGTTGTCCTAGAAATGGCAGTCATGTAAGCGGCCATTGTCGGATCAACAGCTTTGGTTGTTTCTTCATCGAGTTCGAGTGGCTCTTCATCATCAGAAGCTGCAACCAATTGTGATTCTTCATTTACTTCAGTTGACTTAAAATAAGTATCTTTAATCATCTGGAGCTTACCTTCATAGTTCTCTTTGTCTGTGAACTCTACGCCCTCAGCCAACTTTGAAAACTTATCAACCTGAGTTTCTGTAAGATCGTCTGATACAGCTGCAAAGATTTCAGCTTTCTTGAATCCAGCTAATTCTTTTTTCAGCTCAGCGTTCTTTTGGATTTCACTGTCGAGGCTTTCTTCCAACTCATCAGCTTTGGAAGCTAGCTCTTCAGCAACATCTACACGATCCTCAGGAATATCAATGTAGTGCTCTTTGAACAGATCTTTCAAACCGTTCATAAAGTCTGTAGTGATTTCTGCTGACAGACCTTTTTCTACAGCAAGCTGGTTGTCTTCCATCCACTGCTCGACAACGTAGTCAAGATATGAATCCAACTTAGCTGAGAGATCTTCAGCAATTTGTTCTTTAGCTTCTGTGATCTCACCTTCGATATCAACAGAAACTTTTTCAAGCTGTTCGTTAATCTTTGCGACAACAGCTGCTTCGAAGATTGTTGATGCTTTTTCAACAAACTCTTCTGACATGTCTTGGCCTTCAAACATTTCTTTGACGTCTTCGGCAATGTCAATATCAGCAGTTGTTACTTTTAGTTCTTCGCGAGCAGAGAGTTCAATCTTATCGACTAAGTCCTCTTCTACTTCTTCCTTATGCATAGCTGCATTCATCTTACCAAAAGCTGCAGCAAGATCGGATTTCTTCATACCGTTCATGCTTTGGACCATGGCATTAATCATTGCCATCTTAGTCTTTGGCACTTCAGCTGCTTTTGCTTTTTCAGATGAGCCTTGCATAGGGTTTGATTTATCACCCTGTGATTTGCTTGGTCCAGGTGCTTTTGCGTTAGCGCCTGTTGGCTCAGGAACTTCTGAAGGATCGCCCATTGAGGCTTTGAACTCGTCGAGCTGCTCCTCTTCTACGAAGTCCTCAATCATTTCGTTTTCTTGATCAGACATTATTGACTCCTTTAATTATAAAGTCTTTTCCTATATTTATAAAATTATAACTTTGAGAGAAAATCTTGGAACACTTTGAGTTTAGATTCCTCAAGTTGAGCTTTTGTAGCCTTCTTGATTTCAGCTTTATGGGATGCGACTTCTTGTTCTCTAAGAATTCCGTTGTCCCAAACCCACTCTTTACCTTCCATGATACCTTCTACGTAGGCATCAGGTGCTGAAGGGTCAGCTACAATATCGGCTGCAGTTGCGAGGTAAAAGTCCTTTTGGACTTGTTGTACGCCATCCTTTCCAGGCTTCAGTGTTCCCATACCACGAGAAGACACACCTAGTGACGCTCCTTCATTCATAAGGTTTTTGACAATGTTACCCATAGGGGTGTCCATTATCTTTGCCTTACCAATGAAGTTCGAACCATCTTGGTACAATTCTTTGATCATATGTGAAACACGATCTAGATTGATAGTTGGACCCATTGGATGTCCCAACTCACCATAGGCTCTATTCTTGTCGATATATTCTGTGTTATATCTTTTAACTTCTTCTGCAAGAACAGCTGATGGATACATACGTCCGTTTCTGTTCTTGATATCACCTTGCATGAAGACACCTTTAATGAAATGGTTCTTTCCACCATTCTCATTTGCTTCTTCAAGGTATTCGATTGATTCGTTTACTTCGCATATAAGTTTCATCATGCGTCTCCAGCGTTTGCTACACCAGTGGCTGATACTTCAGCATGACCGGTAACAGTATCTGTTGGTCTTTTATTAATGATCATTTGTGAACCAGTAATATTAGAAAGAATTACAGTTGCTTGGGATGTAGTTCCAGGAGGAATACCATATGTGCCACCACCTGAGGCAGCATTTTGTGTATTAGCAATTGTAATAGTTCTTTGTGTAGACCCAGTTTGAGTTAGTAGTACAGATGTAGCTCCAAAAACACTAGTAGCTACTCCAGTTGCTACAGCATTTGTAACGGGTGTGATTCTAGCGATTCCCATTTAACTCTCCTAACCCATTGCAAAGTCTACCATCTTCATAAAGGATGCTTCACCCTTTTCAAGATTGGTATTCAGTTTGCGAAGATTTGCGCCATTCAAGTCATTGCCAAGTTTTACAATAGCACCAGCAGTTCTTGGATCGACTTCAAGTGTCTTACCATTTCTAAACTTTACTGATTCAGTTTTCTTTTTCTTGACAATGTTCTTTAGTGTATCCATTACACCAGTTTCGTAAAGAGTCTCTTCTTTAGCCATAACTGGTTTCAGGTCACCTTGACGTTTGTCACCTTTTCTTTGTGGTGTTTGTTTTCCTGAAGACTTGTTCATAAATTTCGAAAGGTTAGATGTACCTTGTTTGACAGCCTCTTCACCTTTTCCTTTTTTGTGACCTTTATGATCATCGGGCTTATTAGATGAAGTAAATTGGTTATCGTCAGCCACTGGATGATCTTTTTTCTCAACTTCATGGTCGTCTCTAAAATCCTCTTCTTCTTTAGAACGAGGCTTTTGACCAATTACTTCTTCATCGTCGTCTGGCTTCACTTTGTAGTCTTGAGGTCTAGCTTCTTTAAGAATGTCACGAAATTTCTTCATCTGCTCCGTCCTCTGTTTCTGATTCTTGTGATACTTCTGACTCTACTTCTACTTCAGCTGCAGCATCCATTTCTGGTTCTTCTTCATTGAACATATTAGTTGAAATATCCATCTTTTTGATATTCAGCGCATCACCAACTTTATTCATAAGGATATCGTTTACAGCATCTTTGAACTTAGAAGGTTCACCACTAAGAGCATAATTTAATGCATCTTTAGTATTATAATCAGTCATTTGTAATCTCCTTTTACATTATTTATAAGAACTTAGCACTTGATCATTCATCTTCAACTGCTGGATCAGTTGTATTACCTGCTTCAACCCATTCCAAGTATTCTTGCCAATCAGTGTTAGTTGGATCTTTTGGTATTCCTTTGTTTTCAGAAGGAATGATGACTCCTCCAACATCACCGTTTTTCAGTTTATAAAATTTATATTTTGCCATTTACAACTCCGATTCAAAAGCAATAAAAACATTACCAGAACTATTGTTTGGTTCAAACAAATATCCACGAGCAATAGTAAAACCAGTACTTGTTACTCCAAGATCTAAAACATTACCGCCACCCCATCCATTATTTTGCAAAGATGAAGGATTACCTGATGCACCAGTACCAGTTATACCAAAGTAATCAAAATGAGACCCGGCTGAATGACTTACAGTGGGACTTGATCTTGGTTCACATTCTAAAAATACTGGTACGTTAGCTCCTGTAGAACTAAACGGTACCAACAAACCTATACCAGCATAATTTGCTTGTCTTTGCCATCTTTGATAATATCTCTTACATCTTTGTAATTCTATTCTGTAAGGAACAAAATCAAAATCAGTTGCAGTATCACCAACTTCTAACTGACAACCAGTAAGATAAAATTCATTGGATGTGTTATCTAAAAGATTTACTTGATTAGATGTTGAAGTGTTATCATCTGTTTGATTCCAAGTGTTATTAGTTGCTCCATCTCTATTTGGACCATCCATCAAAACCCATATAACTCTAAAACCTAATCCATTATCATCATCAATAGCACCAGCTGTAGCTTTGATATTACTATCAGGTTCTATTCTGATTTCTTTCTTTTCCCATGTATCAGCTGATGATATAGTATATTCCTTTACAAAATTATAAGCTGTATTATCTGGTTTTCTTAAAGCAAAACAGTATGTGCCAGTTTTATTTGATTTTACCCAAAACGATACTGTTAAAGTTTTGGCAGAAGAAGTTCCATATGCAAGATGTTGTAGATCTTGTCCTTCTACTGCTGTTTGGATATGAGCAAGTTGATCATTAGCAAGAGATGTATCAACTGTTGTAACATCAACTTTAAATGAATTAGGGAATCCTTGTCCACTAGGAACATCTGTTGATTGTGTAACAGTAACCGCTCCGTCATTAGATGCAGAATATCTCCATCTATCTAAAACATACTTAGTTGTATTGGTACCAGAGAAGGTATCCTCGCTTCTTTGAAATACTTGCATATTGCCATTCATAAGAATGTTTTTATTGCCAAAGCCAGTTATTAATGAAGGACTAATTTTTTGTCTAGCCATTACTCAGCTTCCTTAGGATTGTCAGTTTTAATCTGAGCTATCTTAGCTCTCCAACCAGCCTCATCTTCATAGATCATTTCAAGTTGTTGTTGCCAACCACCTAACTGATCTTCGTAAGCCTTCTGTCTATTAGATATGACAGTTTGATTCCTTTCAATAGCAGTGTTACCAAAAGCATAAGCCATTATACTAATTCCTCTAGTTTATAATAAACAAATGAGCCTCTTGATCCTGCACCTCTGTTAAACCAAATTCTAACATCAACATTCATCATCTGGCTTCCCGCGCCAGATCCAGCACCAGCTACCTCAAGAGTGGAAACATAGTTGCTGTGTGTCCATGTAAAGATTGGAGCTGATCCATCAGTTTGATTAACAGTGTTTGTTGTGTTAGTTGGAGATGCTCCATTAAAATCAATCTGACCTATTTGAAATCTTGATCCACTTCCCTGTGCTGATGAATGTCCACAACCTCTACACTCCCACATAATCCTATTGTAAACTTCACTGCTTGATGGTACTGCATCATCAGCAATATCTAGAGTAGTAAATCTAAGAATGTCTATACCATTGCCAGCACCTTTACCAGGATTTATAAAGAAAGTATTATGATAATAGTAGTTTGATCTTTCTCTGTCAGCTGAAATAGTATTTACTGGTGACACTCTAATAGTAGCGTGTTTTTCAACTACTGAAAATCCTCGAGGATAATTACCAGAACTTGCACTAAAATCGTGATATCGTGTAACATCTGTCGCCGATCCAATGAGACCACTACTTGCTACTCGTCCAACTGAACTTGCTTTTACGTCGCTATAGAGAGCCATTACTTATCTTTTAACCTCCAGCCGTAAGTTGAATTGTAGTATACTAATGTAAATGCTGCATCATCAACATTCACAACCATATCTTCAGCTTCACCCATAATTGGTTGACTGTTTCTACCTATAGTTATGTTATTAGATGAAGCAAAACCAGGCCCATCTATAACTGAAACTTCATCACCAAGAGATGGAGAAGATGGAAGAGTGACAACTATAGCACCTACATTTGTTGCAACAAAGTTTCCGCTTCCTGCAGCTACTGTTGTATTTGATGTGAGTTCGGCCCAAGTAGTACCGCCTCCTCCACTGTCTCCTGTTGATCCACCAATTAATCTACTAGAGACATTTGCATTTGTATGTGGTGCTGATGTAAATGTAAGTGTTGTTCCACTTACTGTATAATCTAATGTTGGTCTTTGAATCAAGCCATCTACTGCAACGATTAAATCTTTTGCTGCAGTAGGTGCTGTAGTTATAGTAAATCCTGTTGTACTATTATCACCTATAAATGAATCTACTGTGATAGCAGCTGAGTTGGATCCACCACCACCGCCACCAGATTCAGCAGCAAAGTAGAAAGTTGTATTAGAAGAAGAGTACTTTAGAACATGACCATCTGTAGGAGTATCAGCAGATACGTCTGACAAACCAGTTAGTGTTGTTACTGCATTAGCAACCTGGAGCCTATCATTGACTAAGTTAACTACTGCACTGTTAGAAGATAATGCAACAGCTTTTGTTACAAACTTTACATCTGCATTTGCTACTTGAAGTCTATCATTCACTGAGTTTAAAACTGCGTTATTAGATGCAAGAGCAACAGCTTTTGTCACAAATGTTTGATTAGCATTGGCTACTTGAAGTCTATCATTAACCAAGTTTACAACAGCATTGTTGGATGCAAGAGCAACTGCTTTTGTTACAAATTTTACATCTGCATTTGCAACCTGTAATCTATTATTGATTAAATTAATTAATGAATTGTTAGAAGATAATGCAACAGCTTTTGTTACAAACTTAGCATTAGCATTAACTACAGATATCTTAGATGCATCGGTACCTGCTCCTCCACCAGATACTGTAACTGTAATATGTGATGTGTTACCAGTAGCAGCAACTCCAGTACCAACAAAGTTAATAATAGATACGTTGTTGCCTACTTCTGTTCCTTCATCTTGAACAGATATAGCAATAGACTCAGAACCAATTTGTGATCCTTCTGGCAATGCAATACCACCGCCAGGTGCTGGAGCTATTTCAGCAAAACCTTCTTCAGCTGTACCAACTTTAATCTTTGGTAACTCAATTGCACCATCTGCAGAAGCACCCATTGTTGCTCCACCCAATGCAATGGTAGTACCACTCAAGAATAAATCCTTGAATCGCATTTCATTCGTACCAAGACTATATGTTACATTAGCCTCTGGAATAATATCTCTTGAATGAATTGTTGTTTTAGGATAAGGACCAATACCACCACCAGATGAAGAACCACCTCCACCAGTAGTAGCTAATCTTGTAACTTGTTGTTGTACAGCTGTTTTAAAATCTGTTAGATCTTTTTCAAGTGACTTTTTGATATTGTCTGTGTCGACTTCAGTTCCGTCCCTGCCTGATGGACCTTCTGGACCCATTGGACCAGGCTCTCCTCTTTCACCTTTTTCTCCCCTAAGGCCTTGGGGTCCAGTCGAACCCGTGTCACCCTTGGGACCGGTGTCACCCGTATCGCCTTTATCACCTTTGTCTCCTTTTTCACCTTTATCACCAGTCATTCCAAGTGGACCAAGAGGACCCTGAGGACCGGGTGGACCAGGTGGACCTTGTTCACCTAGTAAACCTTGCTCACCTTGAATACCTTGTATTCCTTGTTCACCAATTGGACCCTGTGGTCCAACTTCACCTTGAATGCCTTGGCCACCACGTGGACCAACAACTCTACCAACATTTTCAGTATCATCATTATCTAAGAATAAAACTAGCTCATCATTAATAATTTTTGTTTCTTTAATAGAAACACCGCGGTCACCTTGATCACCTTTTTTACCTTGTGGACCTCTAGATTCAACAATAATGGCATCACCAGGTTCACCTTTTTCACCAGGTGCACCGGGTTCTCCAGGGTCACCTTTGTCACCCTTAGCACCTTTTTCGCCTTGCATGGATTCGTACAGAGTTGGGTAAACAGATTCTACGCCGTTCTCTTTAAGATCAGAAATCTCTTCTTTTAGTTTCTTAATCTCTTTTTTAGTGTACGATACAGACGCAGCTAGAATTTTTGCCTTTTCAACTTCATCCATGTTCATCCTCGGAAATGACAGTATCCATAAATTCAGTCATTCGCTCAACTAATTGTTGTTCTTCTTCAGAAATAGTTTCTGATGGAATGAATGGCTGGACGTTGGCTGATTCCATTTGATCAACATCAACACCTTGTTGATCTTGATCGTCCTCTTCACTATCACCTTCCTGTGCTATCTGCTTATCAATTTCTTCTATATCGTCTTCTGATTGTCTAAGAACATACTTACGAATATATTCTTGTGAGAAATACTTACCTGTATACTCATCAATGTCTCTGAGAAGTGAAAGACGTTCTCTCATCAACTCAGAATATTTAAGTTCTGCAAAATGATTATCTTCTGCAAACTCATAGTAGATATCATTCTTAATATCTTTCCATTCTTCTCTCGTTGTTACTCCTTTGAGTACAAGTTGAACTTCAAGTAGATTGTCAAACAGAATAGTAAATCTTGTACGAAGTCTGTTAACAAATTTTTGAAACTTCATCTCATCTCTTGTAATCTCAGAAGCTCTTCCAAGATTGAATTGGTTCTCTGCTTCCATTCTAGTAATAGGAACATTAAGAGCTTTATACAGCTTTCTTCTAAAATAGTCAACATCTTCCATCTCGCCAAGATTCTGACCACCAGGAAGTGTTGTAATTTCTGTGCCTCTACCACCTTCACGTCTTGGAAGCCAGAAGTCTTCTAACATTGTCATAAACTTACGATCATCTCTGACTTCACCAGTCTGAGCATCATACACTAGTTTGTTTTTATGTTTGACCATCATATCACGAAGATATTGTTCTGCTTTCATCTTAGGAAGGTTACCAACATCAATATAGAAGATACGTCTTTCAGGTGCACGTGCAAGTCTGTAAATGACTGTTGCATCTTCTAACATACGAAGTTGGTTGAGAGGTTTGATTGCTTTGTGAAGATAAGATAGAACCATTTTGTTTCTATTGTCCAACAAACCTGAGTGGACATAACAAATGGAATCTTTTGCAATCTTTAAACCTTGAGTAGATGTTGTAAGACCACGAGGATTGTAGAGATAGTATTCATTGTATCCTCTATGGATCATTGTATTTACTTTTTGATCCTTCTTACGTTTTGTCTCTCTAACTTTTCTAATTCTACGTGGATCAATATATCTAAGTTCTTTAATACCTTGACGTGGAGCTATTTCATCAATCATAATGTGATAATACAATCTACCGTCAACGTAAAATTTTCTGAATGTATCGTAAGCAACATTAGAGAAGTCAAGCATCTTTAGAAGTTCTTCAAACTCTTCTCTAATCTTTTTCTTTACTGATTCACCATAATCAATTTTGTCTAAGTTGATCTCTACTGGACCTTTGTGATCGTCCATAATAATAGCTTCATTGACTATATCGTCAATAGCTGAATCACATTCTGGTTGGAGGGCCATTTCTCTATAGCGAGTAACTAACTCACCTTCAGTTTTGGCTGATGCTTCAAGATCAACATAAGTACCATATACACCGCCAGGTGCAATTTCCATTGAGCCGTCGTCAATGTTTGGCGGAGCAAATGATTTGATATTTTCGTTTTGCTTTTCTTCCTCGGCCTCTGGTCGGCCAATACGGAATCCAAATAGATTAACTGCCATTAAAAAATCCTAAAAAAAGAGGGCTACATAGTTCTATTTATTTATGCAGCCCTCTTATTTAGTTTTTTAGTTTGTATTAAAGACCAATGTTAAGATTCAGTTCAATTGTTGGTCCAACACTAGTTGATCCGCCAGCTGCGGCCGCTTGACCTTCAACTGTCCAGTAATCATACGTAAATGTTGTTGTAAATTCTTGAACCGTGTCAGCATCCCATGCCAAATCAATGGCTGATACTTCAATTGGGAAGATACCATGGAATCTGTAGCTTCTTAGTCTTTCACCTTCTTTGCTAAACTGAGTAACAAGAGCTTCTGTCTTATAGGCTTCTGGACCTACACCAGGGGTTCTTCTGTTACCTGCATAGCTGTTGATTGAACCTGACCATGCTTCTAGTCCATCTCTAATCTGGAAGTCTTCGTCGTTAAGAACTGTGACTGTCCAATCAGCAAATGTTCTGTTGCCAGCATATCTGATAGCTCTGCCAAAGTACTGTACATCAATTGGATTGATTGTAGCAGCAGGAATCTGAGCAGCTCTAATCAAAAAGGGTGCCTTAATGAAAGAACCTGCAGCAACTCCGTCAGGTGCTTGGATAAGTTCAACTTGGAAGAGCGAGGATCTCGCTCCACCAAATGGAAGGTTTGTCTTAAATTGTTCAACACTAAATGCCATTGTCGTTCTCCTTCTCTACCTATTTATACCGCACCAACGACTTCACTGAACTCTACGCCTGATCTTACGGCTACAAAGTTCAACTGAATGAAGTTGATTGAGCGTGCTGGTTTGATAAAGATGTCACCGACAAATTCATTTCTGTCAACTACTTCACCGGTATTATTTGTTTCGTCACAAATTACCTTGAAGTCTGTAATACCACGACGACCTTGTACCTCTCTCAAGAAAGGTTCGATCAAATTGCGGAATTGCAGTCTTGTGAATGTATCGTTGAACTCGAACAGTGATGCTCTTGCAGCAATTGCAATTGACTTCTCAAGTACGATGAACAATCTACGTACGTTGATTCTATCAAATGCGCTTGGTGTTGCAAGCATTGTCTTATCACCAAAGAGGATTGTACCCTGACCTGGGAATGCAACAACTGGGTTGATGCCATTCTTGTAGAGTAGATCTCTTTGTGCTTGTCTTGGGTTGAATGCAAGTTTAACTACGTTCTTGATTCTACCTCTGTTAAGACCAGCTGGTGAATACCATGGATCTCTAACTTGATCAGTTCTAGCCATAGTACCAGCAGTATCACCATTCAATGGAACATATCTGTAAACATCGTTGTACTTATCGTACTGATATTTCCAACCTGAATCAATGATTGCGAATGAAGATGATGGAAGTGTGTTACGATATGCAACAACATCATCTGCTTCTTTGCCTGTGTAGCCACTGTTGTTAACAACATCAGCTTCTTCAGGTGAGATTGCTACAACACAATCTTTTCTTGTTTCTGCAACATTGTTGATCAGATCCAAAGCTCTTGTTTGGTTAGCAGCTGCACCAAGAACAATGTTGATATCTACATCTTCAGCATTCTTGAACAAGTCATATCCTGTAATGTAGTCAGCATCTCTTGGAAGTGCACCATCTCTACCGCCAGCAAAGCTGTCGTTTTCTGGCTTACCGTTACCACCGCCAAAGGATGTGCCTTTAGCTTTAGAACCAATGTTACCTGACAAGAAGTGATCAGCCCATTTTACATAATTGGAATACTCGTTGATGTAATCCTTGTAGTAAATGTTTTGACCTTGTGGTGACTTAGCATCAGATGCCTTAGAAAGTTTTTCAAATCTTTCCAAGATAGTATTTCTTGCACCTGTCCAATCACCATCTTCATCTGACACAACAATGTGTGCTTCATCATTTGTACCAGCTGTGTTAGCTGCAAATGGAGATGTACCTGGAGCTCTATCAAAGTTGTTGAAGAATTCCCAACGTCTCTGTAGACCAGATGTGATTGTTGATGTGTTACCTGTGTATGCTGAATCAAGAGTGATTGTGTTTGATGTTGAACCTGATCCAAGAGAAGCAATCTTTCTTACTTCTTTGTCTGGTCCAAGAACAAGTAGATCACCTACAGTAAAGTTAACTTCAGCATTAGAAGCCACTGCACCAATACCAGGTGCATTTAGAGCAACTGTCTTTGAGTTTCTTGTTGCTGTATATGGAACAGTAATAGTTGACTCATATGCATTAGCAGATGCACAAACTGAAACTTTGAGTGAGTTACCAAGTTCACCAGGATATCTTGCTACCCAGTTACCTGCACTTGTTACACCACTTGATTCGTATGTATTTTCGTACTCTTCATCATTCTTAATGAGTACAGTTGTATTTGAACCACCGTTAGCATTTACTGCTTGGGATGCTCCAGCTGCCTGGTTTACAACACGGACAACTTGAAGAGCGTTTGTGTATGCCAAGAAGTTTGCTGCGGTGAAGAAGTCGTTTTTGGTATTTGCGTTTGGTTTCTGAAAAGTTTGTACTAATGTGTCTTCTGAAGACATAAGAGCACGTTGTTCAACAGGACCCCAACGAAAATGACCAGCGATAGCACCAATGTTGGTACTAACCTGAGGAACAACTGTAGTAAGATCTATCTCACTAACATTTACTCCCGGTGAAACTTGAAAAGCCATTTCTATCTCCTTTACCTAACAAAAAATTATTTGTTATCATGTATTATTTATAAAAAAGGCAAACTCTCATTCTTACCACTTATTACCAGGATCATTCCATATATTATCTTGTAGATTATGTTCCCAAACTTGACCAGTTGAATCAACTATTGGTTGATCATCTTGACCATCATCTATAATTCCAAAAGGTAGGAGATTATTCTCTACGTCTTTCATTCTCTCTTCATATAGCCGTTGCCTAATATCTAAATCTGTCAATTCTTTGAAGTAATCTTGTCGTACAAGCCATGCAAATAAAACAAGAGTCATCACAAGATCATCATGTTGTCCTTCTTCTGCTTGATAGCTTGTACCCTTACTTATGAAACTTGCAAGTTCGACTATCGTTTCAAAATCTGTAATAAGCAACTTATCTTTCTCAATAAGATCTTTTAGTGTAGAACATCCAATACGTTTGACTGCTTTAGTTGTTCTTACACCAAAGAAAGATCCATAACCAAAACCTGAACCAGCAACTTGGCCTGCACGTCCTCTGTTAGCAGTCATTAACATATTTTCATATTCAAGTTCTTGTTGTAAAATATCAGCTACTTGACCACCAATATCATTTACTTCTACAAGAACAAAAGCCTTATTGTAGTTTGTTGCAATGTCAAAGATAACATTAGGATATAACATTGGAGATACTTCGTTACATCTAAACTTAGCAACTAGATTGTATGGTACATCAGTAATGTCTATAACAGAACAAACACTGTAGTCCAAACCAGCACCTCTAGCAACGTCAGCAACACATACATAGGTGTGACCACTTCGAGGTTCTTCATATACATCTAACTTAGCCTCTCTTCTTATTGGTTCTTTGAATGTAAGTGTTCTTAGTTTGAGAGGATGAATGAGAGTGTTAACTGATCCTAAGAACTCACACTCAAACTCTTGTCTGAATTGTTCTTCAGATGTGTTGGCAATAGTTTCATCTTTCCATCTTTCATCACGGCCAGGAACTTCAGACCAATGAACTTCAATAGCAACATACTTTGATCTATCTTCTACAGCATCCATCCACATCTTGTAGAAGTGATTCATACCATTTGGAGTAGAGACGATAATAACTTTAGTTGTTTGACCAGATGAAATTGTAGGATAAACAGAAGCAAAGAAGTCCTCTGCCATATTGTTTCCAACGAATGCAAACTCATCGAGGAAGATAAGATTGTATGATCCACCACGAATTGCAGATGATGATGTTGCGGCAGCTACTATCTTGGAACCATTCTCAAGTTCTATGTTACCTTTGTTCCACGTCACAACACCTTGCTGTAACCACTTAGGTAAGTATTCATATGCAAGTTGAATCTTGCCAAGTAAGTCTCTAGCAAGTGCACCTTTGTTGGCAAGAATAGCAACTGACTGTGCGTCATTAAACAAAACAGTCCACAACATGAATGCTGTAACTGTTGTTGACTTTCCAGATTGTCTTGGTAGTTTATTGATACAGAAACGATTATTTACAAAAGTTTTGACCATCTTCTCTTGGAATGAGTATGGCTCAAAAGGAATCAAACCTTTGTCCACATTGATAATCTTTACATAAGATTTTATAAAGTACAAAGGATCACGAGCACATTTGAGATATTCCTCAACTTGCTCTTTTGTATATTCAATCTGTACGTTAGCTTTTTTTAGATTAGGATTACCTAAGTATGCTTCATTCATAGATCTAGTTTAAGCTGCTCTTCAAGTTGATCGATGAGTAATTCTCTGTTCTTGAGATGTTGTTCTTGAATAGCTTCTTTAGATTGGCCATGATATCTAACAGCATGATGTTTTTCAATCATATACTCATTGATGGACTTATCTGCATAGTTTGTTGTTCTCCACAACTCACCAAGTATACGTCCAAACTTTCCTTCAGCATCCTTTTGTGTTTTTAAAGTTATACCACCTTCGTCGTCTAACATGCGAGTAATGAACTCTTTAGCTAGTAGACCGTATTTCTTTTCAGTAAGATCTCTTGTACGTGATTCTGGTGTATCAATACCATACATTCTGATCCGTTCTTTCTTTAACCATACACCAAAACCTAAGTCGATGTCAACATCAACTGTGTCACCGTCAATAATTTTTACTACCTCACATCTGTATGTGTACATTATCTTTCCTTTATCATCTTTTGCAACTCTGCAGTTGAGCCAACAAACAAAGCATTGGTAACATTTTGCGGTTGTGCTTTCTCACCAGTAATCTGTTGTTCTTTTTTCTTTAACTCTAGCAAGTCTTTTTGAGCATCGGCCATAGTCTTCATAATTTGATTTACTACTTCAAAGGCTCTTGGATGTTCTGACGACTTTGCTATTGCTAGCATGTTATCTAATGCATCATGGCCAGACTCAATAACTTTATATAAATTTTCTCGTGCATATTGATAATCGCCGTTGACTTCGGGCTCTTTCTCCTTTATAATTGGCTTTGTAGCCATTGAAGGGATAGAAGCCAAAGGTGGACTATCTGGTAGGTCAAGAACATCCTCTATGGACTGTTCGAATTTCGTTTTCATTGTTAGCTCCCAAATACATCCTCATCAATTGAGGTAATGAATCCAAAGTCATCATTAGCAGAGATACTACCTCTCGGTATAGTGGCCGCCGAGTTAGCAGTAGCAACACCCTGCGCAGTCAAACCTGGTGTTACGTCAACAGTGGCTACATCATTTCTAGTATCAATTTCATCACTTAACCTGATAACAGATCTGTTAATAATTCCTGTTGACCTTACCGGTCCATAGATGTAGCCTTTAACTACAAAATCTAGAGACCATACTATAGCTCTTCTTGTATCAAAATCACCCTCATATACATCCTCAAAGTTAGTACTTTGTAACACTGTTGGAATGTCCATTTTAATATCCATCTCATCTATAAGACGGAGTGTAGTTGTCCATTCTGGTGTAAAGTATGGAAGGATCTGTTCTAGTATTTGTGTTCCATCATCTGCATTTTTTACATATATGTTCAATTGCATATTCACATCATATGGAACAGGTACATATTGATTTAATAATTGTTTGTCATCAGCAGCAGTTATTCTTACATTTCTTTGTGTTGATGCAAGTTTTCTTTCTGGTGCATAATTTACACCAGTTATCTCAAAACCAATTCTTGGCAACTGTATAGCAACTTCTCTTTCAAAGTTTGGATCCTGTGCTAGTCTTACTATGAACTTTTGCTTTGGACCATATGCAACAGGAACACCAATTCTTTGTACAACTTGACCTGATGTGTTTATTCTGGCAACTGTAATATCGTTGAATAGATTACCAAACATAATCACATAACGTCTAAGAGTCTGATGATAAAATTGATTTCCAAACATTAGTATCTATCCACTTCAGAAAATGGGTTACCTTCAGAGAAGTCTATGATACTGTCTTTCTGAGTAGTGAAGTATGTATTATTTGCTTGAGCATCTGTTGTTTCAAGTTCATGTTCTTGCAAAATACCACCATTAATAAAGTCACCCGCAAGTCTATTTCCATCTTCTAACAATGTTTCAAAGTTAAGCATATCTAATGAGAATTGATCTTCTACTGAATCAATAGAATCAATACCGGTATCAATTGTCTCAGAGCTATACTCAAATAACTCGCAACGTAAATCATATGTTTGTAGTCTACCATGCTGATAGAAAATAGATTCATGTTCTACAAATTTTATTTCGAACAGTTTTTCAACCAGAGGAAAGTATATTAGATCTCCTTCTGTTGGTCTGTTTGATGTAATTGAATAGTTGTTTGCTGTACCTTCTTCTAATACAATAGATTCTGTATTGGCAGAACCAGAGAGGAATCTTCTTGATGGAACATCGGTAAGAGCATCTTCAGTCAGATAGTTATATCCAACCTCAGTCATAAGTTTTTCTTGTCTTACTTGATCAAATCTTTTACGTGCTACTGTAAATGTAAGTGAATCTCTTATCTCTAAACCAAACTTAGATAAGAAGTCACCTTCACCTTCAAAACCTTCAACGTTTTTGATATACATTTCTACTTCTGCGGCAGTGTTAAACTGTGACAGAGTATCCTCACCAAACAGGTGATCATTTTTGATAACAGTTCTTGGAAGATATCTTACATCATGGCCATATATTTTTATCGACTCAATAGTAAGGTCTTCTACTAGATCTTGTTCTCTTGGATAGTTAAAGTTTTTGAAGTATACATTAGTAGCCATATCATCCTACCATATCCATGACGATACCGCCATAGTTTGTTGTAACCTCCTGTTCCATTCTTAGAACTTCATCATTAGCTTCATTCCAAATTTGTTGTCCATTAAACTGTAGTCCACCTGGAAGCTGCATACCTTCAAACTTTTTAAGATTCTCACCCCATTGTCTTTTGATAAGTTGGGTTGCATAGTTTCTTAACCACATATCACCATATACGTCGGTATATGTGTCTGGATCAAGTATTCTGTAACACTCAATAACAATGAACTGGCCGGCTAGTACATCACTATTCCAATCCATATCTATATGTAATCTGTTTTTATGTCTTTGAAAACGTAAGGGTTTTTTACCAACAAAAATTTCTTCGAGCTGCTCAACATGACGCATAGCAGTTACGTAAGGAAGATATGTTGTTGAGGTAAAATCAAAGAGATCGTTTAGATGTATTTGATAACGAATGTTGAATAAATTTGATGAGTTGACTGCATCACCAATATCAAATACTCTTACAACACCTATAATAGCATCACTGGTTGTAATGTATTCATTATTAATATCATCTTGGGTAACCTTGTGTTTTAGATATAATCTTTCAGTTCCATCATAGTGATAGTCCTGATAGAACTTCAACGCATCATCAATTCTATCTTCAACTTGGTCATCATCAACATTTACATCTACTACAGGTTCACCCAATCTACGAAGACAGTAGTCTTTTAATTCTTGTCTTGAAGCTGGATTGGCCATTGAATACTCCTAAGGTTTTGCCTATATTTAGCTTTCCTTAGTCGTCATCTTGCATTAGCATATTTGAATGGTGATTCTGCAAATGCCATGTAAATATGTCTTGCTGCATAGTTTTGTGCATACTGATCTCTAAACTTGATACCATTAGATACAAAATCTAAATTTCGAGTTGAAACATTAACAGATTCAGCTCCGGAAGATGCAGCTGCCAAATAACTATTCATTACATTGGTAGGATATCTTGTAGTATCATATATATTCCATTCAATATTAGTAGTAGTTGTGTCTGCTATCATTAACCAAGCCGGCTTGAACCCAAAATGAACATAAGTCCCATCCGCGTTTGCATTTCCGGTATAAAATCCAAATTTTGAAAAACCTGGAACCGATTTGAATGCATATAACATTTTATCTTGCGTCTCACCAGCGCCATCACCCGTATCTGTATGCGCACCCAAGTAACCACCAAATGCAAAAGCATTAGCTGTAGGAGCAGTATCATTCAAATGATTGTATCCGGGATTATATTCTGCTGCACCGGTATCAAGAGTCATCATATGAGTCCCAGCAGCTGCATTTGCTAATCCAGTATGCCAAACATACCATTGTGGATCACTAGTTTGATCTGTTGCTATTGTCATATCAGGAACAACACCAAGACCATGATCAATAGTTCCTGTTGCCGATGTTGCTCTATATGTTACTATACTTAAACCAACTCTTTTATCTACAAGTCTTCTTCCATTTGAAAATCCGGATCCTGTAGGTACATCTTCAACTACATCGTCATGCATACACCAGTTCCAGGCAACGTAAGATTCTCCTGCAGTATTGACTTGTACATCATTACCAATTTGGAAACCACCAGGTAAAAACTTTTGTAGAGTATTAGGCTCTGTTGTATTTTGAGCATTAAGATCGGGATGTTTTACATCGCCAGGACCCCTCAATTTATCAAACAACATGTGTGAATCAGTTGAGTCTCTATTTTTAATCCATGTGATTACAGGAGTTTTTCTTCTTGCAATTCCCTGTGATCTTTGTGGAAGATTATCAACATTAAGTGCTTTGAATCCTGTTGGTGGTGTAAACTTAAATTGACCACCACTTCCATCTGTATTAGCGGATGCAGCTATCTGACCAGCAAATGAACTATCCTGGCCAAAGTTACATATCATGTTTGAAGCACTGCCAAATAATACAAATCTCATTGGTTCGGAATCATTAAGATTAACAGAACCAACTGGATATGTACCAGCTGATGGATTACCAGGCGTACCAGTATTATTAGTTGTTGGTGTATCAATAAATGTACCGTTTTGACTAAACCATACTTCCCTTGTTGAACAGTCTACAGCAACACCCATAATGTCACCAGCTGCATATGTTGCATCACCTAAACCACCAAAACCTGCAGATGCACCATAATCATTCTCAGTTCCATTTAACATTACACTTCTGTTATAAAAAGTAATACTTTCAGGCCCACCAACATTGGTTGCAGTAGGTACAGCTTGCTCAGAGCAAACTCCAGCTCCCCAGAAGCCACCTGTTGTTGCAGTATCTTGACATTCAAAATAATACTTACCAGTAGAAGGTAATGGAATAGATGCAAAACCACCACCCCATAATGTTGAACTGAAACCAGCACCATCAGCTTTCAAATTTCCTTCTGATAATGCAGAAGCTCCAATCACAGCATATGAATTATCAAGGGTTGCAAAGTTTTTGGTTGGAGTGTCAATAACAGTATTTGCAGTTGTTAAGTTGACTGGAGTAAACGAGTTAGTATTAGCAGAATCAGCACCGACAGTGTCATTCAAGAATTCAAGATGGAATCCATTCTGACCATGATTGCCGGTAAATGTTTTTGGAATCCATGTTTCGGTAGATGGATCTGTTTGGCCAAAAGATGTTGGATCTAGTGCTTGGCCATCTACAAAATGTACGTCGGCCATGTAGCCGTCAAAAACTTGACCTGTGCCTTCCGCGCCAATGCTATGAGATATGGCTTCATTGATGCCTTTGTTTTGGTCTTGTGTAATTGTGTCGAATCGTGTCCAAGTCGTTTCTCGTACACCGTTGACATAAAGTCTAAACCTATCATCAGACGTGGCATTGGTAGTGTCTAAAACAACAACAAAATGGTACCAAGTACTAGTGTCTCTAAATTTTCTTGTTGTTTGGAATCTATCATCCTCATTTGCACCCATATATGCACCAAACGTATCATCAGCACCATTACTTGTAGGATTAAAAAACCCAAATAAATTTGATGTACCAGTGGTTCTTCCAGAAAACAATGTGGTTCTAGCACCCAAACCAACATTGCCTCTTTTTATCCAACCACTCCATGTCCATGTCTGTTGATTGCTAGTAGATCCAGGAGTTCTGGTTAAGTATGCAGAATCACCATCCTCAAACCTAATAGCATTATTAACTGTTTTAACTTCGTTCAGTGGTAAGAACTGACCTACACGTTGATCACCACCATTACCTTCATATAGTACAGTATAGAAGTATGAGTTTTCAATCGATTCGTTTCGTGGAGTAAATGTTGGTTCTGCTAAATTTAATGATTTTATTTCTTTGTACGAAGTATTACCATGACTCCAAGTATCTCTACTAACCCTTATTTTATGTCCACCTGTTACATTGACACCATTACCACTAAAGATAGTCCAATCTGTTCCAGTAAGTCCAGAATCATAAAAACCAGTACCTGCATCGGGATCACCTGAATTGAACCAAGTTCCATTACGACCAATATAAAACTTACCAGCCTTGATTAAATACATCCAAACATCATTAGCTGAACCCGCTACACCTAAAGTAGCTGTTTCAACACCATCAAGATAATACCAGAATTGATTACTACCACCAGCACCTCTTCTATATACACCCCACCAACCAGATCTATCTGAGTCACCAGGAATTCCACCATATTGATTTATTGAATCTGTAAAATTCATCATACCGTGAGTACAACCACCACCTGGAGTACCCGTGTGTGTTACTTCAAAATAATACCCATTTTCATCTTCTGCATCAAAAGTAACAGTTCCTGCATATCCTGAACTATTACCTCTTTCTTCCAGCCCACCTTCTCGTACATCATTACTTGATGCATTTGTATACTTGTTTACAGATGATAGCACAGCCATATTATTTGTAGGACTGTCAGGAAGTACGTCAGTAGAACTTAATCCATATACCGCAAAATTGTTTCCATTACCAGATTGGTCATCACCAATATTTGTTTGCGCTGTTGTATCTTGAGATGTAGTTCCTGTACCTGTACCTTCAAATGTTAGATGATATCCATTGATCCCATGACTAGTGTTACCATTATCTGGATAAACTTTTGGAATCCACACACCGTTTTTGTTTTCGCCAAAATATTCTGGCCCAAGAGACTGACCATCAATCATATGAAATTCGGCCATATAACCATTAAAGTAATTGGTGTAACCGGGTACATACTTACCTATTTGTTGAGGCTGAGCATTGTAGTTAACAGAAGACATTACACTGTTTAGAGTAGGGAAAGTTCCAGTATAATTATTGTCTCGTTCACCATTTATGTAAACCCTGACTCGATTTTTATCAGTTACTTGTGTGGTGTCATATCTTATAACAACGTGGTACCATGCACTATTGTCTCGATATTTTTTTGTACTAGTTGGGTTTGCGCCACCATTCTGTGTGTATAAGGCCAATGTATCATCGGTATTAAAAGCATAAGTGTTGTGACCCTGACCAGTTCCACCACCAGCATTTTTTGAGGAAAATATAGCACGAAAATCTGCACTGCCTTGTGCTAGTTTTATCCAAACAGATATTGTATATTTTTTGTTATCTGTACTGTCTCTGCCAGGTGTCCAATCAAGATATTCAGTACTGTTTTCATCAAAACGTAATGACTGATCAATTGTCTTGTTGAAAAAAGTTGCACCAATAGCTTGTGGGGAACCTTGCCTTAGTGTATCACTACCAAAACCCATTATCTACTCCTTATGTACCTAGGAGATCTAATGTCACCGAGGCCTGTATTGTGTTACTACTGAAGACAACAAAGTCAATTCTATCTTGCGAGCCGGCAGCTGTTGATAGTGATGGAGCAGCACCTGAAGGGAATCTCCAATACTGACCAAATGATACTGTTCTGTTTCCAGTAGAATCTTGTTTAAGGAAGATCGATCCACTCTGAACATTACTTACTGTTGAATTACCAATACTTAGAGGATTAGTGATAACAATATTATTACCTACAGTAATATCAAAGAAGTTACCATTAGCAAGATTTAGTGTAATGTTTGAATTACCAGCACCAAGGCCTACAGTACCAAGACCAACTCTTTCAAAAGTAATTGACCTTTCCCATCTTGTGGATGTGTTTGTATCTACACTACCTCCTCCAAGACCAGTAAGACCAACAACGTTGGCTCCAGTAAAGTTTACATGAGTAGTATTTGCAAATACAATATTAGCACCAGAGAAAAAAGTATTGGCAGAAGTAATTCTTGTTTTTGTACCACTAAAAAACGTATTGGCTCCACCAAAAGAAGCATTTGCAGTAAAGTGAAACTCCTGCGTTTGATTTAGTGATGAATTTGCTACTCTTGATAATGCCATATCATTTTCCTGTTTTGTTTATTTATCAGCAACCCAGCCTTGAGTGTTGTCAGATTGATATAAATCCTCGTCCCAGTAGTAGCTTAAATCATCATCTGGCCGAGGTATTGGAGAATCCCACAAACAGGTTTCTTCGTTAAGCAACCATGATGCATATGGTTTAGGTGGAATGAAGGCGTCAAGAGTTGTGCTGTACGAGTACCCGATGCCAGCGTAGTTTTTACGGAAAGGTGTACCGTCATTAAAATGAGCCCCTCCATGTGTGTTGTATGAAGTGCGCTTACAGATCTGCCCACGGAAAGCACCGTAGTGCTGCTCCCAATCCACACCGTCTTCATTTTCGTTTTTACCGACGATTACTTCAGTAACAATGTTGTTCTCATCTAAAAATGCATAATGTGCCATCGTTAACTCCAATAAACGTTTCCAGTACCAGCTGTGAAAGTTGTAACACTGAAACCACCGGCTGTTGCTGTTGAATATGTAAGACCTACATCGGGATTGATAGTAAGGGAGTCAGGGTATTTAATGATGACTACTCCAGAGCCGCCAGCACCAGATGTACCTGATAGTGTACTTCCTCCTCCGCCACCTGTGTTAGTGCTACCAGCTGTTTCATCTCCAGATCCACCACCTCCAGCACCGCCAGCCCCTTCTTGACCACCCGAGTAACCAGAACCTCCACCGCCGCCAGCTCTTGTAACTGATGAACCTGTAATTGAGGATGCTGTACCGTCGCCGCCAGCTCCTCCTAAAGAATTAGTTGTAGTAGATCCGACTGCACCTGCTCCACCACCACCGCCACCTGAGCGATATGTGGTCGCGTCTGTTGAACCATTCCCGCCGTTATTTCCTTGTGATGGTGATACACTTGGTGTATCTCCTGCGCCACCGGTTCCATTTCCTGCGGGGTCTCCAGAGCCACCACCGCCTCCTGATCCACCGGCATTACCATTAAGGTTAGCATTGCTATTTCCTGCACCACCTCCACCACCTCCTGCTGATGTGGTGGTAGAAAAAACAGAATCTGATCCAGCAGTGCCCTTGTTGTAACTGACTACACCTGCACCTCCAGCGCCAACAGTAACTGTGTAATTTACTCCCCCTGTCAAAGTTTGTGAGGTTAATTCTCGATAGCCGCCCGCTCCACCACCACCTCCACGATAAGACCCACCGGCACCACCACCAGCAATTACAAGAAAATCAGTTGAAAATGTACCAGTAAAAACGGGTAATGGCCAGTTGGCTCCACGTCTTGAATTTTCTACTCTTCTCATTCCCCAAACACCAGTAGCGGTGTTTGATGTTGGATCATTAACAACACCAATTACACCACCATTGTCTCTAGTTGACATTAGGAAAGTTCCTCATATGAAACAATTGCCTCAGCATCTCCATTTACATCAGCCGATACATTAATATAATCACCTTCTTCGAGATACATTGAAGAGTTTTTATCAATAATGATTACTGTTGAATCTGCTGGAATTGAAATAGTAGATCCAATAGAATATGTTGTTGTACTACTGGAATCGTAGAAATCAATATTAGCATTAACTGCTGCACTTCCATCAATATTAGAAATCATTAGTGTATTTACTTTTAACACTTTATTTGATGATGCAGGGTTAGTGAGAATTGTATTTGCTGATATAGCCATTACAGCACCATTAGATTTACCAGTAATAGTGCTGACATTTACAATATTTGGTGCTGCCATTTACTTATCCTTATCCGAAGACTAAAGCCATTGCTATGGCTTTGCCATTTGTTGCAACGCCTTGAACATTGGCGCTTGAAAAATTTATAACTGGAAGTGTATATGTTCCAGCGGTATTTGCAAAGGTTGTATTTGAACTAACAGTTAAGGTATCAGCGAGCTTAGCACCGGTGACAGTGTCGTCTGTTAGAAATGTACCTTGAATCTTAGTCTGTGACATTATACATCCTCAGGAGCATCTGGATCTGTTGGCCAGTCTTGCATAGAAGCAAGAACATTGATTGAACCGTTAGCATGATATGTAGAAGTGTGTAGAGTAATAATTGCATCAACATCAGCAGCATCATTTACAGATGTTTCAAGTGCATTGCCTTTTGCACGTACATCAGATCTGTATGTTGCATATACTGAAGGAACAGTATTACCGGTAACTTCATTAGCTTTAATTACCATCCAATCAGTTGGTTGTAGTTTACTTGAAACTGTTAACTTAACAGCAGATACTTCACTTTCTTTGATATCTGTAAGATTCTTTGCTGTTGGTGTATATGTACCAACAACAGTACCTGCTGAATCATCTACAGTATAAACAGGACCTGAATTTGTATAGTAGTCAGTTCTACCAGCTCCGGTTTCAGAGTAGCTATAGATACCAATATCTTTGAGAGCAGATGCAGTCCACGACGAGAAAATATTGGCTGGATATTGCAGGCCACCAATCGTCAAAGCGGTAGGTCTATTATAAAGCCTAACTACCTGAGAATTTTTAACGTAAGCCCACATATGTTTTCCTCTATTTGTTTATTGTATTTATTGTTAGAATGCTCTAAATCTACCAGTTTGTCTACCACTATCAATAACTGTTGAACCTGTGAAGCTGGTTCGGGTACCAATTGGGGTAGCAACTGAAAGTGCCGTTTTTCCAAAGAATCCAGCTGTTCCATCTTCATAAAAAGTTACATAAGCACCATTAACAATACTAGATGTATCTTTTGCACCTGCAATACCACCAAGATGAGTAGCTTTTTGAGACATTGGTCCAAAATGCTGGCTAGTTGGCCCACCGTTGATTAAATCATTTACTGGTGTCATTTCATCAGCAAATAATGTTTTACCTCCAGTTTCAAATGCCTGGTGATTACCACCTGTAGCATTAGGGGAGTGTTGAATACCCATACCAGTGTTATCTGCATCTGTCCATGTTGAACCAGCTGCCTTTATTCTTCCATCTTCTGACATTACAGCACAACCAATTTCAGTTGTAGCTGTATCATAACCACCCCACCATTGTAGATATTCTACCTGTCCATTAAGTGAAGACCAGTCAGAAATTAAAGGAAAGGTTGCTGAATTTGCATCATCATCAATGCGATCAGTAACTTGCTGTCGAGTGTCACCTTCTTGGCTAAACATACCGGATGTTGGATAGTTTGTCAAAGCATCTCCAATAACAAAGATATCGTGGTCATAATTCTGCCATGCTACATTACCGTTAAAAGCGTTGTTGCCTTCCGACATCCATATATTCTGAACATCTTGGAATACATCAGCCATGGAGGCTATTGTCGGATACTGCTTTTTATATGAATTATAAAACATTTGAGAGACTTCAGCAAATCCTGGTACTCTATCATTAGCATCTGCAGGTGAACTTATACCTCCAAAAAATACTTCACCTGTTGAGTCAGCATTACGAGAACCAGAAATATGTAAACTACCATCGTTCATAAGTAAAATTGTACTACCATAATAATTATGCATAGCAGTCAATTTTTTCAGTCCACCGTGTTTACCACAGTCAAAAACAGGCATTGGTCTTCTTAAAATATCAAATTCTACACCAAGTTGACTCAAGTGGTTTTCACCCCAAGCCCATAATATACCATTATTATCCAAAGCGAAAACACCTTGTCGGCCGGATGTATCAGGTCCCATAAAAGTCCAAATGTCTATAATAGGAGAACCACTAAACCAAATATTATAATCTAATTTAAATGGAGTGCCTGAATCTGCACCAAAAGCAGGGGCGTTTTCAGGATAACCATAACCAAGTGCACCATAAGTATGTTCACCCCAAGTCCAAACCTGACCATCTGAATCTAAAGCTATACAATTACCATTGATATTAGCAGCATAGCCAGTAGAGCAAGTTGCAAGTTTAACTATAAACGAGTCTCTAAATGTTCCTGCTGAAATAGCTGTATTCCAATTTGTACCTGTTGAGCTATTATCCTTACCTACTGTGCTTGGACCGTAATTTCTTGTAGTATGATCACCAGTACCGCCAATAGAATTTGTATTTTCCCCTGAATGAAAAACTTCACCATTATTAGCTAGGTACCAAGCACTTCTTCCTGTTAAGGCTATTTGAATAATTTCATTTTGGCCAGTAATAGGTTGCTTATCATGCTCAAGAAAATCAGTCCAAGGCATTGAGGGAGTTCTACCACGTCTACCAAACAAATTCGCCTGCGCGCTGTTTGTTCCAAGAAAATGTAAACCACCTGTTGTGTTAACTTTTCCGCCAAAAAGGTGAGGATTTCCATCCCAATCAACAAGATAGCATCCTTCCATTCCTTGCTGCATTGGAGCATCTGTTCCATAATGCCTATCCCAACCTAGTGGAGATTGACTAGCAACTAATGGAACAAATTTACCAGGGTTAGACATTCTTGGACTTTTTGCAACTCTAGTCCATTTGTTTGTTAGTGCACCATGATCATAAACTGGGTGAATACCTCTACCACCAGTTACACAAACATACCAGTCACCTTTATAAGAAACTAAATCACCTTTGTGATAAGTTCTTTGAGGACTCCATCCACCTCTGTTTACGTTACCGTTAGTATGGTTTTCCCAGAAAGTAGATTTACCAGGCTCATAATAATAACCTTGATATCTTTCATTAGCACCTTCATCACTTTTAGCATACCATGTTCTACCTCTATGACGTACAACATCATGCCGGCCATAAACAACATGCGGTTTCCAATCACCTTTCCATGTGTATTTGAAAGTTGCTGGATTTAAATTTTGTCCGCCAAAATGCATGTTTCTATTCCTTAACCATTAAATGTATAAGTATTTGCAAAATTATAACCAAACGCCTCTGCATCTGTTTGTGCTTGTACTGTATTTGCTGTTAAAGGATCCATAAATGTTTCACATATAATATCAGCTGCTTCTGTATATATTTCTGTATTAGAGGATTCTTCACCAGGTTTCAATATAAGCAAGTTTGTATCTGCTTCACTAAGTGGTAATGATTCTTCTGCATAACCATATTCTGTCTTTTCAGCAGTTGTCCATGTAACAAAACTACTATCTCTCACTGCAAAATAACTCTTATCATTTATGTCACCTATATGTAAACATGAATTATTTAATGGATTTCCAGTGAAGAAATCAGGATTGTCATCATCAACATTAATAGTTGTTAATGTACCATCGCCAAGTCTTATATTTTTACTAACTGTAGTAGTTTCAACATATTGAGAGTTCCAACCGGGCCACTTATTAGTAAACGGAACTGCTGTATTATTATTTATAGAAAAAATTAATCTAGCCATTACGACCCCCAATACATAAAGTCAGCAAGAGCGCGCGCATCTTCTTCTCTACCATCACTTATTACATATGCAGTATATGTACCAAAATGTTTTAATCGTCCATCTTGAGTTAGAACAGTACAAAACCATGGATAGTAGGTAGAAGTACTGTATACAAAAGCATGTCCATCAGCTCTAACATCAATTGCTTTTGAACCATCTTTATGCATGTATGATGGAACAGCTATTTCTTTCCATCCATATTGTGATACATCAGTTCTTCCTGATCTTGAACCTGCACCATCTCTCTGTG